GTAGCTTTACGTAGCTCACGGAGTTCTACTACTGCTTCAGCCCAACGCTCGCCACACTCTTTCTCGTGTCTGGCAATCCGCTCAAGGGCATCAATGGCTAAGTTGCGTTCTTCTTCGGTCATGGCTTTTTCTTAGCGTGTCCGATGTTAACCGCAAGTAGGTCAACAAACTGCTTCATCTTGGCTACAATCTTGTCGTCCTTGTCCGTAGGCGTCATTGCGCTAACTACTGATGCAAGTGTTACTGTAGCTGTAAGCCAGTTAAAAATTTCCCATACTATTTCCATTAGTTAGCTCCTTCTAGTTGTGCGACTCTGGCACGAAGTGATTGAATTTCTTTAAGCATCATTGGGACTAGCTTGCTGTAGTCTACGCCCATCATTTCATCTGGGTCTTCTGGTGCTGACACAGCCTCAGGTGCAACAGTCTGTAGCTCCTGTGCAATCATGCCGTACTTCTGGTGTGACCCATTAACTTTCCAGTCAAACGAACGTACTTGGATAGCGTCGATGTCATCAGAAGCAGAAGGTGCGTCTACGATGTTTTCCTTGAGGCGTTGGTCTGATGAGGTGTTGTAAGTTGTAGTAGAACCACTACAGCTAATGCTTCCAACAGTTCCAGCAGTACCATTAATTCTAAACTCAAAAGCATTTCCGCCATCATTAACTGAATGGAGTTGCGATCCTGTAGATCTTAATCCTATTCCTGTTGTTGTAGGCGTTCCATCAATTGCGGTAAGAGAAGTAGTCCCAACCAACAAGTTTCCGCTTGAGTCGATACGGAGGCGTTCCGTTGCGGTTGTATCTGGAAATGGTGAAGTTCCAAAAATTAAACCAACGCTTGTCCCAGACGAATTTTCTGCAACGGCTTGAATTGTCGCTTTTTGTCCAGTACCACCAGTTGACCCATCATTTGCATAAAAGTCTATCTGCCCAAGAACATCATTAGTGGTTATTGACGTAGCAGAGTTTTCAAGTGTTAGGATTGGACCTTGGCCTGAGTTGTTAGCTTTAAAAGTTGTATTCCCGTTTGCGAGAATGCGGAGGCGTTCTGCAACAGTCCCATCAAGCGATGTATAGAACCTCAAGCCTGCATCTTGGGTCGTCGCTGTTGTGTTCCAAGACGCTTCGCCATCAGCAGTAATCCTCGCCATTTCCGCAAGGGAGCCTCCAGTTAAGGGCGATTGAAAACTAATTCCTGCTCCATAGCCGCCAGTACCCCCTTCAGCGATGATTTGATGACCTCCTACAACAGACGAGGTGTCTTTAACGTGAAGAAGGTCTGCAGGCGAATCAGTCCCAATCCCGACGTTGCCTGATGAATCTATGCTGATAGCTGGAGAAGCCCCCGTTGCTAAATTCATAGTGTCTGTATTGTGGTCGTAACCTACATAACCTCTATATCTTTCATTGCCACTTATTCCGTCTGCAAACAAAAGGTAATTAGTATCTGTTGTGGCGTTTGACCTTATGGTGATACCGCCTAAGTTAGAAGAAGAATGTACTACTAACTCCGGCGAAAAATAACTTGAAGGACTGTCAGTGCCAATCCCGACGTTACCGCTTGAGTCAATGCGGAGGCGTTCTGCGTTGTTAGTGTAAGCAACTAAGTCAGAAGCTGTAGAGGATCCTACTTGGAATAAAGTACCGCTTGCTTGAACAAACGCAGTTGTAGAGCCGCCGCTAATGTTCAGAGTGTCATCAAGAGTCACAGTGCCCGTTACGTCCACGTTGCCGCTTGGGTTCAACCCGATTTCAATTACGGACCCACCAGAGTCCTCTGTGTACAAACGTCCATTAGTTAAGTCTACGGCAAGCTCCCCAGCTACTAAGTCTGCTGCCAGAGGAGCGCCTGAGCCATTTTTAGTAATAATAGTTGAAGGCATTATGTATTTCCTTTAGTAAGTGCCGCCGTCTAGGGAGCCTTGTATTTCGTCAAAAGTTAAACCTGAGCCGGAGTCAATCCATGTTGCACCGTCATATACACGCATGACACCAGTAGTTGAATTGTAGTACAACGCACCAGTAACCAAAGCGTCACCGTCGTTGTCCAGTGTTGGGTCAGCAGTCTTACTGCCTAAGTACCTATCGTCAAATGAGTCTAATGCTGATGCTGCTGAAGCTGCGCTAGTTGCTGCCGCTGACGCACTGTTAGCTGCATTGGTCTCTGAGGTTCCAGCGTTGGTAGCTGACGTTGAAGCATTGCTTTCAGACGTTGCTGCATTGCTTTCCGAAGTCGCAGCATTAGACGCCGAAGTCGATGCTTCGGAGGCTTTGGTTGTTGCTGTGCTTGCTGAAGTGGAAGCATTGGTTTCTGATGTTGATGCGTTGGAAGCAGAAGTCGCAGCATTGGTTTCGCTGGTTGAAGCGTTGGTTGCACTCGTGGAAGCAGCAGATGCACTGGCGGCTGCGTTAGTCTCGCTTGTGCCAGCATTGGTTTCTGATGTTGACGCTGCTGCTGCACTGGCTGCTGCGTTAGTCTCGCTAGTTCCAGCATTGCTTTCACTCAGGGCTGCTGCTGTTTCACTAGCGGCTGCATTGGTCTCACTTGTGGCTGCATTGGTTTCACTGGTGGCAGCTGCTGTGGCTGATGCTGATGCTTCATTTGCTTTTGTAATGGCAGTCTGGGAATAGCCATAGATCTGACTGGCGTAGGCATCGGTAGAACTGTCTCCTGAACCACCTACTCCTCTGTATATAGGCATTGCTTACTCCGCTATTACAAAAACAAAAGGTAAGCAGGGTACTCACCGAAGTTTTCCCCTGCTTAGATAGAAGGACTGCTTAGCTGTTTACAGCCAGAACAAGACCTGACTCTGGGCGAAGAACCTTCACACCATAGAGCATGTCTGCAGTGTAAAGCGTACCCAAGAATTCCTGCTTGTACTGAGTCTGTGAACGAACACCGACCTGCTCAGCAAGAACCGAAGCGTCACGATGGCACAGAATAGCGCCACGGATGTCTTTGGTGTTGCCTGCAGCCGTGTTGTCAGCAGCAGTTTCAATAACGGGGACGTTGCTGGTTACATAGATGTCAATGCCATACAAGTTACCAATCTTACCGTTGTTTACACCACGTCCGTCTACGAAGTCGGAAGACACGTATCGGTCAATACCCATGATGGCATTACGCAGTGATGGGGGGATAACAAATGAACGATTGTCCATCGGTACATCAGCATCGTCCATTTGCTGAATCAAAGAACGAAAGATAGCGTCAGTGAATACGTCATCGTCCTCAACAGTGTCCAGTGCATACGCAGTCAAAGCACCTGAAACATCAGGGTAGAAAGTGTTGCTGTGTACCCAAGACGTTCCGTTACCGTCACCAAAAGACTTACCCAAAGCAAACAAGTCGTCATCAACTTGCTTAGCCAAAGCGTAGCCAGCATCACCAGTGTAGAACTGACGAAGTGAAGCCAAAGCCTGAACTTCGGTGATGTCTTCGATCAAACGTGAGTACTCAAAGTGCTGGTCAATGACGACTTGAACTTCAAGCTCAGTGTTCTCTTGAATCGTTACGGCAGTACGTGCTGATTTAGCCGTTACTGAGCCACGGATGGGCGACGGAATGTGAATCGTGTCACCTTTCTTGCCCTGCATACCCATCTTCTTAACGAGGTTAGCAAGTACAAGGTTTTTCTGGTAAGCGGCGATGATTTCATCTGACCAGATTTCGGGGATAAAAGTTGCTGCGGAATCATTTGCCACAGCACCAGTCATAGTAGGATAGACTGAAGTAGCCATAATAGTTTTCCTTAGTTAACTATTTGACCCGTTTCTCCGCATACGCTCTGGTGATTTCATCAGCAAGAGCCAAGTAGCGGTCAGGGTCATTTCTCATAAGATTAATAATGTCCTGCCTTCTATAGATCTTTCTTGGCCCCTTCTCAGCACTTCCTCTGGCTCCTCCTGTGGACGCAGAACGTACTGTTTGTTTACGCTCTTGCTTCTCAAGGTCCGCTGTCTTGTCAACAACTGCCTTTCGTTCTTTCCACAGTGAAAACAATTCATCCGCAGCTTCATAGTCATAGTTCTGGTCTGCTTCAGCAAACAACCGTGTTCTGACTTTTGACGCTTTTATCCACTCAGCAAACTTGGGATCCTGTATGATCTCAGTCATATCTGGGTGGTTAGCCTGTAGCTGGTTCAGTGCCGTAGTTTTCTTGTACTGCGCTGAGACCTGCTCTGCTTCACGTATCTTTGGATGATTGTCTATAGCTCTTTGGACCGCTGCATCAGGGTCTGTAAAGAAATCTACATCATCAACAGTTTCTTCTTGTTGTGGTGCATTTTGTTGTTGTGCGAGTTGTGTCTGTATGTAGGAATCTACAACTTGCCTCAGTTCACCCACTTCTGAACTCTGTCTGCCCAAGAGCTTCTCAGCTTCTTGGTGCATCCTAACTAAGTCCTCTACGGATTTACCTTGGTACTTCTCCGGTAGCTCCTCTTGCTGTTCTTGAGTTTCCTCTTGTTGAGGCTCTTCAGCAAAGATGTCTTCCGTTGGTTGTTCTTCCTCTGGTGGACGCTCTTGTTGTTCCTCTAAATCTATAAGTGTAGCCATTATTAAATCTCCGTACTCAACGTATTATGGAGTTGGTCTATATGGAAGGACTATTCTAAGTTTGCCTTCCGCTCTAACTTGATCTTCTGCTGCCGTTGTTTAGCCCACTTCATAGTTGCACCGGGAAATTCTCCACTGAGGTGGTCCAGTGAACAACGGACTGGCGAGATGATTCTTTGGGCCATTTTGTTGCAAAGACCGCATTGGTGCTCCGTCTCGTCGGAGGCAACTAAAGCCTCCGTAACGTGATTATCGGGACACCTAAAGTCAAAAAGTAAACGCATTAAGCGGCTTCCTCTTCGTCTGTTGGTTCTTGTGATCTTTGCTCAATGACTCCTTCTAACTGTGCTTCTAGGTTAAGGATATTAGCCATAACCGCCAGTTGACCTTTTCTGAAGAATAGATCCTCAGCATCTTTTGTAACTTCTACCGAATTTACATTTGGTACACCGCTACGAATATCGTTGATGAAGTATTCCCAGCCTTTGCTGCGGAACATTTCCTTCATGCTGCGGGTGTATTCTTCAAATTGCTGGTCGTCCATCTGTTTCTCCTTGTGGGACAGTGTTTTCTTAAGTTGTACCTTAGTACATCTTTATTATACCATAAATTTGAACAAAAGTCAAGCTTTATTTTTTAGTTTTCTTCTTGGGCTTTGCCTTGGCTTTCTTAGCCGCCTTCATACCTTCTTTGGTATATGGGTACTTTTTACCTTTGACGTAGGGCATCATTTATTCCTTTTTTTTGCTGTTTTAGCTGCTTGCTTGAAATTCTTTGCACTGGGTGCACCTTTTGAACCCGGTTTTCGCATCTTTTCGCCACTTCCAGCTGCAATTCGCTTACGCTTGGCATGTATATTAGCATATAGTCCTTTCTTAGCCATTACCATTTCACCTTGTTTGCCCAGTACGCTGCTGACATCTTACCTTTGCTAATGTTCTTAGCATGGCGAGCTTTAAATGACTTACGTCTGGCTTTCTCTTTATCGGTCTTAGGATTTTTCCCCGCACCACTTACGCCTTGTTGCCCAAAGCGGATAGTTTTAGTCTTGTCTCCTTCCTTAGCAACAACAACATGACTCTTAGTAGGGTGATTAGGCGTTCTCTTTGGTTTGTTGTACCCGCTTACTCCTGCTTTCGCCAGCTTCGGGTCTTTCTTTTGCGGCATTTTCCAGAGCCTCCAATCTTTGTAATAATCGTTCAAACTGAGCATTAATTTGTTCTACTACGTCAGCTAATTCTTTTCTACTTAAGTACATGTTATAAGTCCGTGTTGT